ATTACCGTACCAATAGGCACTCCAGGAGACACAGGTGCTGTTGCAAGCTGGACCCAGGTAGAACTATCCTTTTTAACGTAAAGGCCAGATTCTCCATTAGGCAAAGTTCCTGTACGAAAATACAAGTCACCTTGGCTACCATCAGTAGTTAAAGGTGCACTAGAAGAACGATAAGGGATAGCAGTTTGCACCAGTTTACGTTTGTCAACAATGTTCTTTTCAGTAATAGCCGTGCTACCATTTCGGTAAACTGCTGCTAACAAAACATCTGTAGCGGGGTTAAACGACGACGCAGAAGTAGTAATGCTGCTACTTAATGAAGTTGGAAAAGCTGGGTTTGTAGCACTAGAGGTACCAAGCAAAACTGTCGGGACCATTACGCCACTAGTTAACCTAGCTACAACTAGTTCAAATGTTGGGTCGGCACTCAATCCAGTTGAAAGTGCCAAAGCGGAGTTTGTTTGCACTGTGTAAACAGTGCCTTTTAACAAAACTACCCCAGCGTTAACGTCTACTGCCAGACCACCAATAGATGCCTGATACGTGACTTCACAATCAAAAATTACACCAGTAGTGTTATCCCCAAGTACCTCAAAGTCAAGTGAATCTGGTTCGGCTTGATCAAGAGTGAGGTACTTGGGGTTAGTTACTGTATCAACAGCATTAGGAACTACATAGGGCATTTAAAACCTCAGAGGGTGTCGTAGATGTTTCCACTATTGCGCAAATACGCAAACAATTCCTTTGGCAAGTTATAACGCTTACCATCAACAAAATCAAAACTTTGAGTTCCCCAGTACATCTTCCATGTACCCTTAACTCGTGCACTCACTACATCGGAATCCTTAGCCATTACAACTACGGGCTCCTCAATTACTGCACTATCTTCGCCTTCGTCATCTGTAGACTCATCAACAAAAACTTGTGGGACTTGTTTCTTAACGGCCATTGCTACTCCTTGTTCAGTGGTAAAAATAAAGTGGGGGTGGTTTCCCACCCCCACAATACTACATCATTATTGATGTCAACTCAGGTTGAGCCAATTGCTCCACCCTTGGTGTTGATAATCACACGCGATTCGTGCGTGATAACACCAAAGCCCCAAATTGCATACCATGCCAAGCCGTGCTCACGACCGAAGTCAATGACACCGCCGTCACGGAGTTCAACTGGGAGGGCAATAGCATGACCAAATGAGTTGTCACCGATCATAATTGCGCTGAATGACGACGCGTCAGGAGCCTGAGCGCCTGCGGTCACTGAGTCCAAGTCAGCCGGGATCGTAAGACCCTGCTTGACCTGGGTGGTTTCAATGAACACTACGTCGTACAAACGACCGATTTCACCGAGCATGAAGTTGCCGGGAGCGGCGTACTTCGTGACTTCAATGAATTCCGGCCAGTCACGGAGCGAGCGGCTCTGCGACGGGTGGACGAAACACACGTAGGTGTCGCCCAAACGAGGGATGTTCTGACCAGCAAGGACTTCAACTGCGTCCTTGATTGATGCGGGGCTGAGGTAGCCGGGTGAGCTTGCGCTTCCCAAAACACCAGCGTCGTACGGAGCAATTGAGCCACGGGTTGAACCCAAGGTCTTGCGACCAAAGACAACGTTCGGGGCTACTGCTGAACCACCAGCGAACGGAACACCGTTTGCGTAGAGGGTGTTACGGGCCTGGATGTCCATGCTCTGTGCCATGTGGCGACCGAGCAAACGTGAAGACGAAGCCATGACGTCATCAAATGCTGCGTTGAGCAACAATTCGGTAACGGCGACAGCCTGACCGTGTTCAGTCACTGTGATCTGGATCTGGCTGGCCGAAAGGGCAACCGGCTCCATACGCACACCTTCTGACAAGGTAGCTCCTGTGGTTTCGTTAACTCCAAGGTTGGTGTAACGCATGAAGTTGATGGTCAAACCAGGCTGAACGCCAAGCTCGGTCTTCTTAACAGCGAACTGTTCAAAGCGAAGAACCGGCATAGCCTGGAACAAGATTTCCTTGGACCAAATTTGCTGGATTGCGGGTGAAAGGGTTGCGTCACTGGAGTAACCGGTCGTGGTAATTGAACCAAGACCTGCTCCGGTAATCGCACCTCCTTGTGGGGCGGGTAATGCCATATTAATATCCTCCGATGGATAGGGTTGTTGGTTTAGTTAAATTAGAAACGACCCCGGGGGGATCGAGCCTGTAATAGCCGGTCACGCATCTTGACATATTGATCCATCGGCATGTTACGGATGTCTTCCGCACTTAACGTCTGGTATTCCTGTTGGTTATCCATTGGCCCAGTTGGGGGCGCAGTTACCTGCGATCCCCTAGGACGAGCTGGCTGACTCGTTCTCTGGATTGCTTCAATTATAGCACTACTCCGTTCACGAAGTACTTTAATGCTATTCTCGATATCTTCTTCACTATTACCAGTTACCAAGTCAATCAGTTCTGGAATAATATTTTCTTGCTCGGCTTGGATTCTCCGCTGACGGTAGGACTCAAGCTGTTGCATTTGACGCTCTTTTTCGAGCATAGCGTCTTGCGCTTGGCGCTGCTTTTCAAGATCAGAAAACTTCTGACCCCACTCTTCTTCCACCTGATTAATTCGTTGGTTGAATTCATCTTCTCTTTTTAGAAGAAGATCCTTGGCAGACATTTCCTCAACTTCTCGCTGACGAAGTAATTCAGCTTCTTTGCGAGCACGAGTTTCGGCATCTTTAATAGCTGATTCACGCTCACGACTCAAAACTGAAAGTTGTTCTTCCATGGTCTTAACACGCGTATCGGCATCTTCTAGACGCTTGTACATCTTGCCCTTTTCTTGCTGACGAATCTTCTGGACTTCTTCTTCAGAAAAGTATTTCTCTTCGGGTCGTGGGCTCTGTACAGGGGCCGGGGCCTCATCTACAGGAACTTGGATACCGTCTTCATTGGCTTGCATTGACATTGCTGGACTCCTATTGGTTGGGCTTATCTTTTCTCAAATTTATAAAAACAGATTATTCTTCGTCTGGCACACGACGCTGGGCGAGCCTAGCTCCATATGCCTTTGCAACTATATTGTTAATCATAACATCTGCAGGACCACCTGTTGCAGCAGTGCCCGGTAAGGGGCCTTGCTGTTCTTGAGGTTCTCCTGCGCTTGTTACATTACCATCTGGAGCAGGAGTGCTGCTGCCATTAGGTCCGGGTAACAATCCGGTTGCAAGCATTACAGCTTGATTTATTTGTGCACGAAGCATGTCTAGTGCTCCCTGCTCAAGTGCATCATCTCGCAATTCTTCAAAGATTTCAGCAAGCTTCTCTCTTGGGAATTCTTCACCAAGAAGGCGCATTGCTCCCTCTTTAGATTCAAGGCCCATTGCCATTTTGGCTTGAGCTTCGTTAAGCTTGATAAGAACATCAACAGGAAGCGGCTCAGGCCAATGAACAGTAGTTCTATAGGTAAGTGGATCTGCTGGGTCTAGTTGAGTTAATTGGTCTGGTTCTGGTTGCTCAGATTTTGAAGGATCATACACAAGCAATTCTGGTTCAAATACAGCAACTGTACGAATAATAACTTCGTTAATCTTTTCAAGGCCTTTTGTAAAGTGAATACGTTTCATATGGAAACGGTTCATCATTGGCTGGTATTGAATAGCCAAAGCTACGCCTGATGTATTAGACACTGGCTGGAACTGCCCAAGTGCTGTTTCAGGTACGCCAGTAATTTCATGCATAGAACGTTTAATAAACGTAATGTATTCCAAAGCCCCAGCCATGTTTCCGCTGGATTCAAGGTTAAATACATTGGCTTCTTTAGGAAGACCAGCCCAAACCTTCTTGGGTCCACGTTCTAATTGGCTTGCCTTAGCACCGGTAATGATTGTTACAGGAGCAGCGTGATAGTTAATGATGTCCGATACTTCGGTCATTTTTTCGTTCAATTCACGGTTAAGCGGAATGATGTCCCAGATGTCTGACTGTCCCCAAGGTGATGACGAGATAGTCATATTAGGAATGTGAACAATCGGAATAACACCAATAGGATTAGGGTATTGGTCAATTAACTCGTCGTTAATGTACTGCTCAACTGTGTCATCTGTAAGGATTTCAGTAAAGGTGTAGACCTGGCGAGTACCTTCAGAAGAAGTTCCCCAAAAGCGGTACTTAAGTTTAAAACGCAAAAGACGGTCACGGTCGTGAGGGTGGTACTCAGGAAAACAGTGTGCTGGGTTAATTGGGATAACTCGCACGCGACCTGAATGATAGATACCTAGGCTGTCTTCATACGGTTCTTCGTAAGCAACCTTAACAAAGCAGTCACCAGTAACACTGGCAAGCTGACCCATTTCCCAAAGGACGTAATGTTTTGAGTTGTCTTCTTCCCAAACTTTATGCAACAGGTGCGGAACAATTGCTCCGTTTTGAGGAGGAACCCGCCATTGGACGCTTTTGCCAAAACAGAAGTTTGTGATGTAGTCCGACATAGTACGTACGTAGTTAAGGGTGATGTTTTGCTCACCCATCTCACGACGGTACGACCAGTGGTGACCAAGATACCAAGCCCAGCATGCGCTGTAACGGTTAAGGCGTGGGCCGTGTACTTCAAACTCTTCGTCAGCAAGCTCAACTAGGCCAAGAGGAGAGATAGCGACAGTTAAGTCGCTAGACGAAGCACGATAACTTGGTGACCAGAAATCAACGGGCATTAAAATCCTGACTTGTTAAGTCTTTTGGGTTTCTTAATATTAGCAGGTATATCAATGTAAGTTAACGATTTAACCATGCCAGAAGGTACGTGCATCATGTTGCTATACAAATCAGCTTTGTTTTTAAACTGACAGAATGTAGAAACCAAAGACACATACCCTTCTTGTAAGTCTTCAAGAATCCAACCAACAGTGGTTGGAAGTACTGGATTAAAGTCATATTCGTCTTTGTATACCCATGTTTCATCACCATCAAATGCGTCAATCCATTCAATAATGGCAAGTTTGTATGGGTAAGTCATACAACAATCATACTTCTTACGAAGTGTACAACTTACCTCTGTACATAGCGGATCTGTTATGGAAAGGAACTTGTTCATACCAGAATGGTCCATCCCCAGGTTGGAAAGTAACAACACCAATACCTTGTTGCCAATCTTCCACAATGGTCATAGGTCTACCGTCCAGGTCGATGGATCCTTTGGTAGATGGGACGGCCCCGTCGCATCTGGCCAACGTACCAGGGGATGCGGCCATGATGGTCTTTGCACCATCCCAATCTTCACGGGACCGCTCAGCCCATTCACGCCTGTGGATGTGCCCGTAAAGGACAGAGGTTTTTTCGCTACCGAGGTACGCGTGCGCTGTCGACCCGTTACTCCGTACTTTTGTGCCGTGGATGATGCGGAGGCGTTCGTTGACCCAGAATTGTCCAGCCGGATAGCCAGGTATGTAAGTAACCCCGTAATCGTCGAAACGACAGAGATAAGGAATGCTAAGAACAGGCCAGGACTCAGGCGTATTGCCTTTACGGATACCAAAAGCAGCTTTCGCGTTATCAAGAACAAAATTCACCAATCTTTCTTCGTGGTTTCCTGCAAGCCAAATAATCTTAGCGTTAGGTGCCGCTGCCCTTACTTGAGCGCACAACGTTGTAGCTCTATCAATAGAGGCTTGAGTTGTTAGGGCGTAAGCACTACTAAGTCTGTATTTACCAAACTCAGGAAAGTCAAGGTTGTCCCCAACCATTACAACCAAATCTGGGTTAAGGCTCTTAGTAATAGACAAAGCAATGTCCATTGCTGCTTCATCATGGGTGGCCTCTAATTCACCGTTTAAGGCACGGAAATAACCAATTTGCATATCTGGTAAAACTACGCAAATTTGATGATCTGAGATCTTTTCAGCTTTTGCTTTAATTGCTGGGATTTTTACAGA